TTATGGCGGCCAGATCTGAAAGTCTGGCGCGGTCTGATGTCACCACTTTTATCGGTGGTGCGTCTGACCGTAGGACGATTGTCGAAGGACTATATCATTGCCTGTGCACTGTTCGCGAAGCATGTCGTGGGGATAGCTAAGCATTCGGGAATCCGAGGCGTAGCTTTGTATTTGAAAGTAGCCCATGTGCTTTTGATGCAGGGCTTGCCTGGATCCCTCATGCATCCCACCGACCGCGATATTGGTAAGGTTGCCGTTGCGAAAACGCGCGACGGGCTCCCGAGGCTAATACCTCGTCAGCACCGCCGCCGGATACGCTCCGGTGACCGAACCATTATCCGCTTATGGCTTACCCTATTGGGTCTTTACCGTGCACTATGGTTTAAATACCCGGTGAACCTTAAAGCTCAGTTGGCTAAGAACATAACTCGACCCGGAACTCCCTTTACAGAGTCTGCATACCAGGAATGGTTGCAGTTCTGTCGTAAGTTCCTTGCGGCTGTGCCGTCTAGGTCTTACGGGACAAGGGATCTCCGAGATCGAGATCCGTGCGAGCTTAAACCGACACCTCTTCCGCTGACGTCCTCTGGCTCTGCTTCAGTACGTGTAAACGTAACTGAGGCGGGCGAAGACCCACGGGTTCCGGGCAAGGAGTCTTATGTGACTTCAAGCTTTGAATCCCGCGGTCGATCAGCGCACGCTTGGATTTCTGGAAAGTGGGGAGATCTCTTATGGGATTTCCTCTCTTCCATGGGCCAAGTTAATACGACTCGCTCTTTCTGGACCCTGATGGAGGAAGAAGCGGCTGTAAGTCCGAGCTCCGCTCGGCCCTTACCAGTCGCCTCAGGCCGCCTCAGTATCAAGTTGGAGCCAGCCGGGAAGGTGCGGGTTTTCGCAATAGTGGACTATTGGACTCAATGTGCATTGAAACCGCTGCATGATTGGTTGATGGATGTATTATCCGGCATTCCGATGGACGGCGCGTTCGACCAGCATCGGCCTGTGAAAAGGCTTTTGCGGAAGACCGCTGAACTGAAGAATGTCGTATTCTACTCCTTTGACCTTTCCGCTGCAACGGATCGATTTCCCGTTGAGCTCCAAAGGGCACTGTTGGAGGTGGTGTTTGGGTACACGTTCGCTTACTGGTGGCAGGAACTCCTGGTCACGCGACCCTACGCTGCTCCGTTAAAGGGGAAACCCTTAATGAAGTACGCGGTCGGTCAACCGATGGGAGCCCTGTCCTCATGGGCGGCGTTCTCCCTATCTCACCATGTTCTCGTACAGTTGGCCGCTTTTAGAGCAGGATGCACTGGACTCTTCGAGCTCTATGCCCTGCTGGGCGATGACCTTGTCATAGCTGACAAGGCGGTCGCTCAACAGTATCAGAAGCTATGCGCAACATTTGGTGTTGAAATCGGTTTAGCAAAATCGATGATTTCGAGTAATCGAAGTCTAGAGTTTGCAAAGGTCGTTTACTTCGCCGGTGAGCCGGTCTTGGCTTTTCCATGGACACTGTGGTCTGTGTCGCAGAGTTCGCTCTCGGCATGTATCGCGGCTGTTCAACGGGTATCCTTTTCCGGTGTCACGACAAGTATTGCGAATATAGCTTTGGCATTCGGTGCTAGATGGAAGGCCTCTCAGAAGACGGGGGCTCGTTGGGAGTCAATCCCGGCGAGACTCCGCGCTCTGTTGGTCATCCTACAGCATCCCGACGCCCGGACAGCCATTAGTCGTCCTAACTGGATTGATTGGTTGGCTTCGACGGGTCCTTCCCTAAAGGTAGCATTTAGTGCTTCTGAGCAGCTCTTTATCGCTGGTTGGTGTCAGGCCCTCATTGAGGTCCTTAAGCCGATTCGCGAGAGAGTTGACTCCGTTGCATCTGAATTCTACTGGGGGGTGGGTACGTCCCTCAAGACAGCCGACAAACGTCGGGTGTATGGGGGGTTGTATCTTCCCACACCTGTGGAAAGACTAATCGAAGTCTCCGTCAATAAAGCTATTACGGCTTTTGACTTATCCTGGGAGAGAGCTGAAGCGTCGATGAAGCACTTACAAAAGCTCGGTATCCGATTGAGAGCGGATCAGGCGTCCCACATCCTTAAACAGGTTATGGGCGTGATCGAGGAACGGGCTGATCAAATAGGACTGTTCAGAGGACAACTGGTGAAAACCAGAGACTCCGATGATAAGTCCAACGTGAAACAGCCTGTTTCTTCGGTTTTCGCTCTTTGGTCGGCATGGCGAGCTCGTGCACTCAAAGGTATCACTCTCACTCAAGCCGCATTACTGAATGCCCAGGCCACAACTCCTCCTAAAGAGGATCCGGAAACGGATTCTTCTGATGAAGAAGAAGGGTGGTACGAGGACTAAGTTTCCGGGGAGAGTGTACGGTCTGAAAGGAACTTGATCTACGTTATGGAAACATAGCGTATTCCTAGTGCTCCGCCTAACCAGCGGTCCACGGGATGAGTGTAACATAATGCACTTGGCAAGCCTGACAGGGGTGAACCGATGAGTGTACTGCGTTTCATCGCAGTGGTCACTAGATCGGCCCAGGACCTGACAATTCCTGGGATGTTGGAAAACTTAAGACAGTCGTTCATACCCCTTAACCTAGATTGGCGAAAGCCAGTGTCTGGAAAAGGAAATATTAATGAGCATCTTTAGCTTCGTACAACCAAG